TTGGTTTAACAATGTTTCCTGAGTAATAGTTCCAGCAGTAAATAATGTGAGCAATGATGTTATCTCCTGTGGTTCTAATCTTGCACTTACAAAGTCTCTATTAACAAAGCTACTGCCAGCATTAGGTTCATTGAGATATTCGCTGTGAAACTTCAAACAGTTATCAATCAAATCTTGCATCTGCTGTGCAATGACCATCATTGTGCTGTCATTCTGTGATCTATCTATCCTCTTGGCCTCTGCTGTCTCTCCTACAAGTTTCTGTCCAAGCACTGCGGCTAGTGACAATGTATTGATCTGTTCTGCAATATCTTTCAATCTTGTGAACTGGCTGTCATAACTATCTCCTGATGGGCTGATATATTCCATGCGAGACTCAGGTGGCAATGATAGTGCCTCATTAGGGCCTGTTGTTATTTCATCTGCATTTGGATAGCCAAAGACTGCAAG